TAACAAAAGAGAAGATTTAAATCTTATATCTAAATGGGGAGTTTCTTCAGTATCATTGGTGTACTCAAGTTTCGGAACTAACATATAAGAAATAGGAAATCGACGACTAATAGCAGCAGGACTGCAGATATCACTTCGCGCTTCATTAAGATGAATACGATTAGTAGTTGCATACAAGATATGAGACTTGTACCAAATACGACCCTTGTCTTCCAAAGCTGCACTATTCTGCTGGTATGGAGAAGTATTAACCATACGAATTAACCTCATGAGCTCAGACTGGGCTTCAGGACTTCCACTCTTCATTTGAGCAAAATCATCGAGACTAGTAACAAATTGACCACAATAAGTAGAATGTTCTTGCTCTGGATTAAATTGCCAAATTTCTGAGCTTGGAAACTCACTAAAGGAACTAAGCTTATCTGCAGGTAATAGAGCACCAATTAGGGCATGTAAGAAAGGAGTCGCCATGGAAGATTTACCAACACCTGGGGAACCTCCAATCAAAATACCTAAAGGCTCATATCTAAAACCATTCGGAGAATAATCTATACGACCAACACGAGACATAACCGGCTCCATCATTTTAAGCAGCTTGTGATATTCATCACGCACTGGTTTGTATAATGGGGTTACCTGGACCTTAGAATATGCCTCCTTGACATTAGAGTAGAAAACCTTAAAATTCTCTGCCGTTCTAACATCAACAGACATTGGATCCCATCTATATTCTTCATAAAAGGCCCACTGTTTATAGAAATCCTCCAATTGAGGTATATTCAAATTGGCTGCGAGCGGATCTCTAACATTCAAAGCACCACTAACATAGGAGGTAAATTTTTTTAACAAAATTTCAAACAACTTTCCTATATGAGTTATACCAGAAGAAACTCGTGAGAAACCTCCAATAGCATTCCAAAAGCAAGCTGAATTATCTTTGCCATTAGACAATGAACGAGTATAATCCCAATTCAACCATATTCCAGAGAATAATGCATGAAACAAAGTTTGCAGAGCAGATTGCTCCTCTGGACCTTGTGAGACCAGATCTA